CATGAGTTCAAACGTCACTAATGGTACTGTTGATGAAGAAGCACTGCCATTTGGTGTAAGGGGGCCTCTCAAGCACAGTAGCTTCACTATTAACCAGACCGGCTCGGCGGCCTTCAGTGACACCTCTGCTGTGACAGCACAGAATGTTCCTAACACCGTCGGCGGCGCCACCAACGTCAATGTTGGTGCCCCTGAAACCTTCGATGGTGAGTTCGAATTCCCAAGCATTGAATTAAGGTCAGCTACCAACTCGCCAGAGTCATTTAGCAACCCTAAGGATGCTTACTTCGGAGTTAACCTACTTAGGTCCGGCTCAACAAGCATTGTTGACGAGAGTGTTGTTGATCTAGTTCGCGCTAAAGCAGCCGACGTTGGTTCGTTCACTGCTGGCACAACAACCACTACTCAATACATC